CCTCACGGGGTACCTGAGACGATTGACACTCGTTTCCTAAACCACTTGGAAGGAGATTCTAATTTGAGATGGGAACGTTACATTGCTAGGCTTCTAAAGAAAGCCTCGCAGGGCAAGTTTATCTATGAAGTTGTGCCCGGACCAGCTCGGTCCGTTGCAAGGCGGCGGAAACGCCGCCATGCTCGCACGAAGTTCGAGATAATCAATGCCTTTGCGAGATTCCGGGAGGGTCCTTTGCCGGGTCATGAACTCGGTTCAAAGACAACTTCCGGCCTCACCAAACTTGGCGTGTTCAAAAAATACGTCAATTGGGTTGAGGTTCCTTCTCAGCGTCAAATTTACAACGCTGGGTCGTCTCTAGCAGCGTCCACACACTGGAGGAAATGTTGGGACCAAGTTAATCCTGGTCCCCCCTTCAAGTCAGGTGGTCCGCTTCGTTATATCGAAATGCACGTTCCGACTGGAGATAAAGTTGGATCTGGCTCCTATTCGAGTCTAGGACGCCCTGGTCAACCGACCGGGACTTACTGGACTTATGATGGAAGCTTTGTTCCAGACAGTAGCTGGGGGTCTTCGAATCCGAATGACTTCCTGAATACAGGTCTGGGATCCTTCTCACCTCTCGTCTCATACTACACAAAGGCTTGGGATTGTCTCAAGCCACGCGTTCCAAAAGCAGGTATCTCGCAGTTCACTTATGAACTTCGGGATTTACCCGGAATGTTGAAAACCACCTCCGAAGCTCTCCATAATTCATGGAAAAGTCTCGGTGGGGGGGGATCATCACTCCTAATGTCGCCGAAATCGGTGGCAGATAACTTTTTGAACCACAACTTCGGTTGGGTACCCTTCATTAATGATCTTCAGTCGTTGAAGAACGTCTGGGATCATTCAAACGAGTTGATTGCCCGGGCTATCCTGGACAATCATACCTGGATGAAGCGGTTTTGTGTACTGGAGGAGTCTGAGACTAACAAGTTGCTTACGAGGCAGTTTAATTCTGGGACCGATCCTTCGGATCTCCAGGATCAACTTTCACCTCTGATGGCTCCTATGATAGTCAGCGGAACGACTTGTACCGCCTTTAACGACGTACGCGAATACACCCGTAAACGCGTATGGGCGAAAGGCGATTTCATGTTCTACCGCCCGGAATTTGATGACCATTTATCTGACTTTTCCAGTCAGTGGATGGCCGTCCAGCGTCTAATGACTCTGTACGGCGCTCGCATCAATCCGACAGTCCTCTGGAAGATAACTCCTTGGAGTTGGCTAATCAATTGGTTCACTGGCGTTGGGAAGTTCATCGAACGTCTCGACGATTTTGTGACCGATGGAATAGTCTCCAGAGCCCTCTACATAATGTGTCAGACAGAGAAGAGGCACGTTAAAACCTGCGTGCTTAACTTCTATTCTGGCCAAGTCTCTTTTGAATTCGTCCGATACTTAAAGACGAAGCAGAGAGACGTAGGTGACTCTCCTTATGGGTTTAGCATGCCTTGGAGTAATCTTACTCCAACGCAATGGGCAATCTTGGCTTCGATCGGCATTAGCCGGACAAGCTCAGGATTCATTTCCCGTGGTGCCTAGTTTAGGCGGCGGGTGAGATCCGTTTGCTTACACCACGGTTAACCTCATATTCATTGGAGGTCAACCATTGGCATTAGCCGATCCACAATCCATTACCGTTTCAGGTAACGCTAAGTCTATGCCGCGCATCATAAATACGGGGACTTCGTCCACGTATCAGATGTCGGACCAGACTTTTACTCTGCAGATCTCTCACACTTCTTTCAAACGTGCTGGTAAACAGCGCGTTCGAAGCCTTGTGGTTTTCACGCAGAGAGCGATCGTAGCCGATCCGTTAACTTCGGTTAACGACTACGAAACCGTTGCGTTTTCTGTGCAGATTGACCGGCCAGAAGCCGGATTCACTTCTGCTCAGATCGACGCTATGCGAGCCGGATTTAACACCTGGCTCGATACCACGATGGTCGGAAAACTTTTCGGACGCGAATCGTAAAGAACGCGTCAGAAAGGATGTTTGCATGAGTAAATTAAATACTCTTTTCAAGTCCCTCAAACAAGCGAATGAGGTACTTGGTGCTTTGGAATCTGCCGGTATTGATGTGGACAGATTAGTCCATATCTCTAACGCTCAGGGTCCACAGGCGAAGATCATCCATAACATTCTCAGTTTGGCCACAAGCCTCACTGATGGTGTTCAGGATGTTTCTCCAGCGGAGAGGAAGCTTCTTGCTCCTTCTCCGAAGCGCAAACCAAAGCCCAAGAAGGGCTAATCCGAGACGTGGAAAGGTACTGGATTGCCGGTACCTTTCAGGTACCGGAGGCTGTCACCAATGGCTGGACGCATGACCCCCGTTAAGGAGGCTACGTGAAAAGCCACGAAAGTGACTTCCTTGAATTGGCACTTGTTATCTACCAAGATGCATGTGCCAGATGCGGTGTCAAGGTCTCGAAACGTGACCTTTTAACATTCCGGTCACGGGTCAAAGACGAGGGATTATCATTTCTGACAATCACCTTACCTGCGTTTGCTAAGGACTTCGAACGAAGCCTTTCGCTCGGCAGAATTGACTCAAATTGTTTCCGGAATTTCCGAAAACAACGAGCAATCCCTGCATTCTTGCAAGGTATGCTCAGTCATGTCTTTGATACAGAGACAGGAAGGATTAACGACGATG